TTACTTCGCAAATGTCTTCAACACAGATCCTCTCAAATCTGAAGAGTTAGGACACTTACTCTATACTCACTATGATATCCATCCAACACTTGCAGAAGTCACAGGTGCAGGTGTCATCACCGCAGGTCCTTACACAAAAAGCGAAGAGCCTATCGCTTTCATACTCTCATCTTCTGCAGGCAGAATAGAAAGAGGTGCCACAGTCGGTGCTGGGGACGATGACGTTCCTGTCTATGAATCTTTTGAAGATAGATTTAGCAACGCTTTCACTCCCTATGTCATCTCACAGAAGTTTGGCGCTGCGCCTTACAATCTCTTTAAACTCGAGACACTTTCAGACGGAAGTGGAGTCACAAATAAGTTTAAGTTCTCAATTGAGAATATTGTTAAATCAGATTCAAGCACAGATAAGTTTGGATCTTTTGACTTAGTTTTAAGAGATTTCTACGACTCAGATGATGAAAAGGTCATCCTAGAAAGCTTTAGAGGTCTTTCACTTGATCCAAGCTCAACCAGATATGTTGGAAGAGTTATCGGTGATAAGAAGATCTTCTTCAACTTTGACAGTGATGCAGAATCTCAGAAGCTGGTGGTTGAAGGATCACACGATGTGAGATCAAGATATGTGAGAGTAGTTCTGTCGGATGCACTCAAGAACAAAGAAGTTCCTGATGAAGCACTTCCGATGGGTTTCAGAGGCCCTCATCATCTCCTCACATCAGGCTCATTGTTATCAGGGCCTGCTGCAGATGCTGGCAGACTAAACGTGACAGATCCTCACAAGCGCATCAAAGAACCTGCTATTCCCTACAGACTGTCGGTCGCACAGGGAACTGGTGCAAGCAAGCGCGAAGATGTTAATCTTTACTGGGGCGTTCAGACAAACATTAGAAAATCTGTGGACGCACCTAATCTTGTATCAGAGTTTGATGAGACATTTGAGTCATACGCAAAATACTTCCCCACACATCGCTTGGATGCTTACAACTTCTCTGAAGGTGGAAACGCAGGTGTCGCTGATGGGAATGGAACTGTTAGAGATTCAGACAGATTCAACTTTAACAAGTTTACTCTGGAGAATATTCAAGTCAGAACCGGGTCATCAGGTCTCGCAGATGCAGATCAGTGGTTAAGTGCTTCATATGTCAGAAACGGTGTGATTGGTGTTAATGCAGCGTCTAAGACGAGAGGGCTCTCAGTAGATGACTTAGGTGTCGTCTCTAACCGCAAGTTCTTGAAGTTTACTGTTCCATTCCAAGGTGGATTCGATGGTGTCAACATCTTCAACAGAGATCAGAGAGATCTCACCAATAACTCTGCAAAGAGAGAGATTGATGATGAGATAAACCAGGGTGGCACAGCAGGATCTACAATCAGTGCTTACAGAAAAGCTATTGACATCATGGGATCAACATCCGATGTAGACATTCAATTGCTCACCATTCCAGGTATGAGACACGAGTCAATCACAGATTACGCCATCTCAACAGTAGAGAATAGATTTGATGCGATGCTGATCATGGATGTCGAAGAGAGAGATCAGTTTAACACAGTGATCACTTCTTCTGCACAGTCTCCTCACGTCGCAAACACAGTGACTGCATTTAAGAACAGAGTTCTTGATTCATCGTTTGCAGCGGCATACTTCCCAGATGTGACCATTCAAGATCCAGATACTGGTGGTTTAGTTCCTGTACCACCTTCGGTTGTCACCTTAGGTGCCTACTCACTAAATGATAGAGTCGGTCATCCCTGGTTCGCTCCTGCTGGATTCACAAGAGGCTCTCTCACGTCAGTATCGACAGTCAATGTTTTGCTCAATAGAACAAACTTGGATGATCTTTACGATGCAGACATTAACCCACTCGCAAGATTCCCAGGCAAGCCACTCTCAGTGTGGGGACAGAAGACACTTCTTGCCAATGCATCAGCTTTGGATAGAGTCAATGTTAGACGCCTTCTGATTGATGTCAGAAGAAAAGTCAAAAACATTGCAAACACTCTGCTCTTCGAACCTAACAGAGCAGAAACTTTGCAGAGATTCTCGAATCTCGTCAATCCTATCTTACAATCAGTGCAAGATGCGCAGGGTGTCGATAGATTCAAGGTGATCATTGACACAACGACCACAACACAAGCAGATGTCGAGAATAACACCATCCGTGGCAAGATTTACCTGCAACCCACAAGATCTGTTGAGTTCGTCGCACTCGACTTTGTTGTGACAAATGCAGGAACAACTATCTAGAGAGTTATACTTAATACAAAAGGAGATTTAAATGGCAGAAACATTATCCGTCACGGACATGCTTCCTAATAAGTTTGAGCCCAAGAGAAGTTATCGATGGGTTTTAGCTTTAGAAGGAATTGACTCATTCTTAGTGAGCACAACTAAGCGACCTGATATTTCTATCGGATCAGCACAGATTAATTTTATCAACAGTTATAGAAATATCGCAGGAAAGCTTACTTTCGGTGACATTAGCTTAACACTACACGATCCTATCGCTCCTTCAGGTGCTCAGCAGGTGATGGAGTGGATTAGAACTCACTACGAGAGCGTCTCAGGTAGAGCAGGTTATGCTGATTTCTACAAGAGAGACTGCCAGTTAAAGATGCTTGATCCTATTGGCACAGTCATAGAACTCTGGGACATTAAGGGCGCGCTCTTGACAAGCGTGAACTTTGGTGGATTGGATTATGGCGGCGGCGAAGATCCTATGAAGATTGACATCACAATGAAGGTTGATAACTGCGTTCTCCAGTTCTGATCTCGAGACATTTTACTCTCTTTTAAAGCAACTGTATAGTTAATACAGTTGCTTTTTTATGGAGAAAATATGTCGTCAAGAGAGTTAAGCCCAAATGTTCCAGAAGTTATGCGTCAGAATGTGATGAAAGATGAGTTTGGTTGGGAAGTGCCTATTGAAGCTATCCCGCTTCCCACACGAGGTGTCATCTATAATCCTGACAGCACTCTCTACAACAGAGATGTTCTACATATTAAGTCAATGACTGCTCGTGAAGAAGACATCTTGGCTTCACCGGCTTTCCACAAAGAAGGCACGGCACTGACTCATCTCATTCAATCTTGCCTAACTGATAAGTCAGTCAATTCTGATGAGATGATCGTAGGTGATCGAATGGCTTTGATGGTAGGTATCAGAGTCACTGGCTACGGACCTGACTATCATGTATCGTCAAATTGTCAATCTTGTAGTCACAAGAATGATTTTGTTATTGATCTCTCAAAGCTTGGAATCAAAAGGCTCAAGATCAATCCTGCTAAACCAGGAGAAAATAAGTTTGAATACACTCTACCTGTGACTAAGAAGAAAGTTGTTTTTAAATACATGACAGAGAGAGAAAATAGAGAGAAAAACATGACTTCTAAAAATATGCAAAGAGCATTAGGAAGTTCTGTGTCTAATAATATCACATCATTCTTAGAAAACTCTATCGTATCTGTCGAAGGTGTGTCTGATCGTGCAAAAATCAAACACTTTGTCATGAACATGCCAGCATTTGACTCAAAGTCACTGAGAACTTTTATAAATGAAAATGAGCCTGGTATGGACATGAGGTCTGAGTTTGTTTGTAAAAACTGTGGTGAAAATAATGAAGTTAACATGCCTATGACCACCGAGTTTTTTTGGCCCAGTAAATAACTGGAGAGAAGCATTCTTAGAGGAATGCTTCCTTCTTCAGATGCATCTGGGTATGTCCTACACAGAATTGCAGAAGCTCCCAGTAAGGTATCGACACTGGTATGTTCAAAGATTGTCTAAACATTTTGAACAGAAAAAAGATATTTCCAACAATAGAGGTAATGATCAAAATGCTCCTTTGTCAAAGATAGAAGATTTTATTAAGAAAAAGTTAGAATAGAATACTTATCTTCAGGAGATTTATCATGGCTTTAGATCAGGTTGACTTAGCTAATCTTTCGACAGCAATTGAAAATGCAATAAGCAGAGGTTTTAGCACAGCTTTCCCTCCGGGTCGTACTCCAGGCACACCCGGTGGTGGAACTGGCACACCGCCTCCGCCGCTGGGCACACCAGCGCAATCTCCTCCTGGATCACCAACTGGCGGCACAGGGGGCTCAACGGCTGTTCCTACTGCTCCTACAGCTATAGCTTCTGCTTCAACAGCAGAAGCTTCGGGTGGAGCTACATATGCAGGTGTCCAACAAGGTTCTGCTGATAAAGCTATTCAAAATGCAAAAGCACTTGTCGATAGTTCCGAAGCTGGCCTTGCTAGAGTTGTAGAATTACAAGAAAACCTATACGTTAAAGGCTACAGAGATTTAATACAAGATTTTGGCGGAGAAATCAGAAAGATTACTCAAGAAGATTTTATTAGAGGAGATTTCGGAAAAGTTTTAAATAAAGGCTCTGAAGCTTCTCTTAAAGTTTTTAGAAATATGTCTTTGGGTTATGCTAAAGATCTCAACAAATTTGAAGGTTTGAGACTTGAAGATCAAATGCGAAATAGCAAGCAAATGGTCAAGACATTTGGTGACACTAACGCAAATCTTCTGATTGGCTCTAATGAAACTTTAGAAAAACATCTACAGATGTTTAAGACATCAATGAACATAGAGATGTCTGAAGCAGCTAAGCTCATTGCTGTTTCTTTTGCTGAAACTGGCAAGGTGACTGATGACATCTTAAAAGAAATCACAAACAACGCAGCTTCAGTGGGTAAGGCTGTCGGTGTTTCTACTAAAGTAATGGCTGAAGGTATCAGAGAACTTAAAACTGATATGGATACTTTTACAGATATCACTGTTGCAAGCGCTGCAAGAATCGTGGGCACTTTAAGTCAAGTAGGTCTTACGCTTGGATCTTTTACGAAGATATTAGGTGATTATCGTGGTTTTGATTCGGCAGCTGATAAAATAGGAGATCTGTCTGCTACATTTGGCATTCAAATGGATGCGATGGAGATGATGTATCTTGCCAACGAGGACGAAGAGCAATTTTTACATAGAATGCGTGATCAAATTCTTGATCAAGGAATTGACATAGAAAGCATGTCTAAAACACGTCAGAGAGCACTTGCCGATCAGATGGGAATGACTGTCAAGGAGATGAAGCAGTTTTTGAACACGGGAATGTTAGTGACAGATCAGACAGAACTTCAGACTGCTACGCAAGAAGCTTCTACTCAGACTCAAGTAGATGCTGTTAAAACTCTTGAAGAAGGGTTAGTCATAACATCAAAATCACTTGCAGACGCAAGAGCACAGACACAAGAGCTTCAAAGTGCTTTTAGTGCATTATCTCTCTCAAAATTTGTTGGATCTGTCGGAGAAGGTCAAGCAGAGATGCAAAAACTTGAGACGACTGGAAATAGGCTTGCACAAGCAGTTATAACAACTCAAAGTGAGATTGCTCTTCTCACAAGTACGTTAGCAGGAGGTTTTGCAGATGTGTTAAAGGGCATCAATCCATCAAACAATGGAGCTGATATTACAAGCGCTTGGGAATCGATCGTAAAAATATTTTCTCTTACTGGAGAAGCGTCTATTCTTGAAATGTCAACTGGTCTCAATAATGCAATTAAAGAAAGCCCTTTAGGCCACAGCTCATGGCCTGCAGCATTTGGAGAACTTGCCAGCGCTTTGGGCGCTAATCTTAAAGGTGAGCCTAATGAACAAATGACCTTCTATCAGAATACTATCAAACAGTGGGGAGATACTTTATCGAGCTCTATTCAGGAGGCACTCAAAAATATTAACTCTTCATTTGATTTCTCAGAAGTATCAGCAAATTTTCAAAAAGCTGCGAGTATTGTCTCAGAAGGCGCACAATCTTTAGGTATTGAGACAGCTACAACTGGTGTGGCGCCTGCACGGGTTGCAACAGCTTCTACAGATAATCCATCCTTAAAAGCCATCACATCATCAATACAAACTATATCAGAAAAGATAGATTCGATGCCTACAGAAGTTAATGTCAAAGTTGATATTCAATCAATTAAGAGTGATATTGTAAATGCCATAATGAGCGGATTTGAAGAAGCAAACTACAGTTTCAATATGTTCGTTGATAGAGAACAAATTGCAACAGTCATTTCTAAATCTACGACAGCACAAGGAAAAACTTTTAGTATGGTTGCACCATCATGATTAAAAACAAGAACGAGATCATAGACAAAATTGTTTTTGAAAAAAGAAATCTCACAAATGACTTGTCTCAAGAGGAAAAAAAAGAAATCGATATTTATTTCGAGGAACTTCTAAAAGAACTATCTCCTGCTCTTGATATTTTTGATATGATGTCTACAGACGAGACTGTTCTTAAAAATATTACAGATGCTTTCAAACAAGAGATCAAGGAACAACAATGGCTCGAGAAACTCTCAAAGACTTTTTACGATCAGGAAGATATCCAGGCCCTAATCAAAACGAGACCGGAATAGTTCAATACACTCTCGACAGCTTAGTCAGAGAAAGTGATCGTGATAGCTCAGGTTTAGCTTTTGAGTATAACACTGGCGTTCCACTTGTTGGATTTGACGCGCCAGATCCTGATGTGGGTTTAGTTGGAAACTTTTTACATTACATCACTTCAGAAGCAGGAAATTTTTACGAGTTTAAGCGAGGAAATCAAGAGACAAATGCAGGAAATCGAGGCGAAGTGCTTCAAGATCAAGACAAGTTTCTTGCTGTTCCTCCCTATGTTCCTCAAGGAACTGTTGAAGATTCGCTGTTAGATCAGTATAGTGACAGCGGATATTTTAGCGAGCCTTATCCTTTAGAAGATATCATCGATAAAGTGGGTGGATCTCGTCCTCCTGTTCCTGGTGGCAGAGCTGCTAATGATCTAATAAAAGGTGTAGCAAACAACGATTCTGACATTGTTGTTCGATCTTCTGTCAGCGCGCTTAAGAAGAAAAATAGATTTAATATGGATGAAGATCAATTCTTACCAGAAGCTTCTGCTGGAACTGCTTCTGGAATTGATACAAAAGACAACTTTCAGTTTGTTAGAGAAGAAAGTGATTTTTACACTTCTTTTGAACGCCTTAAAGATGCCGGAGCTTCACAGATACTTAAAGCATCAGGTTATGATCTATCAGATAATCCTGAGAACAGTTTGGATTATATTTCTAACTTAGAAAAGATGATCTTGGACAATGTTGAGGGCCCAAGCTACGAGACGAAAGTTCAAATGCCAGGTAATGTCAGCGGCCAAGAAGTAGATAAGATCTCAATAAATAGATTAAAAGGTATGAATGCCACAGGTGTTCCAACTTTAGAAAACGGATCTTCTGTCAGAAGTGGAAAAGGTGTCTTTGTGCCAGTCATACCTGGATCTTCTAACGGAGGATCTTTTGGTGTGACATATAATCATATGATAAGATTTGAAGATAATACAAAAACTCACAGAGTCAAGACAGCGTTGAGAATGATAACACTCTTCACGCTGATTGAGTCACTTTATAAGGAAGTCATTGATAATCTATCTAAAGAAGATCAGACACTTATCAAAGATGACATTCAAAAGATTGCCGTCTCTCCAAACAATGTTAACGCAGGTGCTCTTGCGTTGGGTTTGTCAAGAAAGTCAAACAAGTTTATTGCCAAAAACTTTTTATTCGATAACTTCTTGACACCGACAGATTACCCATACAGCGACTGCTTTTATAGAGGCGTCAAAGTAATGTTTGGAAGTGATCCTAAAAATGTTAATAAAGTTTTAGAAAACATTGACAATGTCTATAACTCTCCAGGCTTTTTGTTAGCTATCTCAAATGTTGCAATCAAGAAAACTTTCTTGTTTTCTGATAAGATTCAGCGCCTTCAGGCGATCAAAGAAGGGTCAGGTGTCGGATTTGCGCGTCAAGAAGCGATTAAAGATATTATCGCAGAGTTTGGAAGCGTTGCTAAAATAGCAAATATCTTTGCGATAATCGGAGAAAAAAGCCTACACTTTACAAATGCGTCACAAGAAGGATCAACTAGCATTCGACTTGGTAATGCAAGAGATGTTGACTCACTTGATAATATTCCAGGCAACAGAGTGGGAAAGAGCAGAAAGAAGAAAAGCGGCGGCAGATTAGCATCTGGTGATTTAGGGAGTGAGACAACTCTATCTTGGGAGCAAAGTGATGTGCCCTCAGCATACTTACTTCCTCTAAACATCATGAGAGCAGCCGCTGATTTGAACAACACATACACCAGAGAAAATCCAGCAAGAGGTATGCTTGGAAGCAGAATGGTGAGAAATACCTACACAGGCTTAGACACAGACGGCACATCAGCAAGAATTCCTGCAAGAGTTGTTAAGATATTAGAAGACAAACTTGAAGCTGAGTATGTTCCTTTTTACATACAAGATCTTAGAACAAATGAAATAATCTCATTTCACGCTTTCTTAGGCGATCTTACTGACTCTATCACACCCAGTTATAGTTCGACTGCTGGGTATGGAAGATTAGATCCTATTCAAACTTATCAAACGACTACCAGATCTATCAACTTATCATTTACTCTATACTCAACAAATAGAGAAGATTTTGATGACATGTGGTATAAGATAAATAAATTTGTGACACTTTTATATCCTCAGTGGACACAAGGATCAATTGTGCAATCTGGCAATCCTGATACAGGGCCTACTATTGAAGGGTATGATGGAGCAAGATTTGTTCAACCTTTTACTCAAACAATAGGCGCTTCGCCTATTGTCAGATTAAGAGTCGGAGATGTGATTAAGTCAAACTATTCTCGATTCGCACTTGCAAGAACTTTTGGTATCGGTGATCAGGGAGTAAAAGCCCAACCGATCGGATATGGAGGATCTCTTACAGCGTCTGCATTTGGAGAATATATGAGAAAATGGAGAGATCTGGGATTGACAATATTTGCTACAATCTTTGGATCTCCTCAGGGCTTGCTACAGTTAGGATCTGATGCAGCAAACGCCGCATCATCAGAAAAACCAGGTGTTAATATAGGGCTTAACGCAGGATTTGATCTTGCTTCAAGTGCCCTTTCAGACATTCTTATAAATGGATTTGTTAATCCTCTTTTAACGCTTCAAACAATGCAGCGCCTTAGAGATCCTAATGTTTTTGACACAGAAGGTTTTAATGGAACTGGAAAGAACATTATGTTTGTCTATATTAATCCTAACATGATAGACGGATATCAATCTACTGATGGTATTAAAATATTTACCACTAAAAGATTGTTAGGTAAAGTCATTGACACAGTCAAAGATGAGACAGGTAATAAAAAAGTTTATAAAGTTGTGATCGCTGATCGATCTGACGAGTCAATTCATAAGAAAGAAATATTTGTTAGACACGAAGACATCTGGAATGATCCGTCAGAGACATTCACTAAATCAGTTGCAGGAATACTTTATCTTGCTGCTGCTGGTGACTTTGTGAGTTTAGTTGATACTTTATCAGGTTTGCTTTCTAAGTCAGGAGGTGACCTAGCATTTTTAACTGATGCTGCATCTGATATTGCACAACTATTTTTAGAAAATCAAGAATCTGCTTTTATGAGACCTGAGTTAAACCCTTACGTCAGAGCCTTTCACACCACTCGGGGCAGAGGGCTTGCAGGTGTCATCAAGGGTGTTAACTTTAACTGGCTTGACGAACAGTTTCCGTGGGAGACTGACTTTAACGCTCGAGCGCCTATGGGTTGTAAAATTTCTTTCGGATTTGATGTCATACACGACATTCCTCCTGGCCTTGATCATTCAGGTTATAATAGAGCTCCGCTCTATAATGTGGGTGAGATCATGCGCAATGTTTCAGGTGATGTGTATGAAGACAAGTTCTCAAAAGCAGAAAGAATATTTAGACAGGGCGGATCAAATTCTCTGTCACCTGGAAAGACAGTAAAGAAAACAGGTAGATAGTAAGGAGTCATAGATGGCACTTTCGAGATACATAAATACACTTGGCCCTGACAGGAACACGAAGTCGATGAGTGTCGCAAATGTTCTTATCAGAAGAGGTGTTGCTAACAACACGATCGCAAATGAGACAATAACCTTAGAAGAAGATCGAAGGCTAGATCAGCTTGCAGGTCAATTTTACGGAGACGGATCTTACTGGTGGATATTAGCAGCAGCAAGCGGCATTGGGTGGGGTTTGCAAGTTCCTGCTGGCACAGTAATAGTTGTTCCTAAAAATCTTAATCAAATCTTGAGTTTAATCATATGAGTTGGAAGACAGAAAATGTAAATGTTGCTTTTGAGATGATCAATCAGGCTGTGGATGAATATTCTGGATTTGTCTTAGGGCTTCCAGAAGGTGATGTGATTAGTCAAATCTTAGGTAAACCTAAAGAAAAAAAAGACATTGATGATCAAAGAGCAGTGAGAAAAACTCTTTCTTCTATCACAGACAGAACAAACGGAGGATTATCCTTGTCTGAGATAGAAAGTAATACCGATCTTGTTAAACTAAGTGGTGGCACCACCAGAGATGACATTTTTACAATGATTCACGGCAAAGGCAATCCTTTTAAGCCTAGCTCAAAAGAGTTAGGTTTTGAAGGATATAGCACAGAAGATTTAAGAGATTTTAATGATAATCAGATGAGACATGTTCTTAAATACCGGTCGATTGAAAATGTTAGTTTTAATCCTGCTCTTTTGACCACAGGCTCAGACGGTAGCGATATAAGAGATATTGTCATTACAGGCCGACCCGGGTCGTTTGTGTTACCTCCACCTAGTTTAAACAGTAATCTTGCAGTAAAACCTGCACAAGATGCAGGATTCAACAAGGAATCTCCAAGTTTTGGCACAGTTATCATTAAAGATACTAAATTTGGAGTTAACGCCAGAAATGCGGGGCACATGCCTGTGTTCCTATCAGCTGTCACGCCACTTGAGATGTCTCGATGCTTACCCTACTTAGATGTCAAGGTAATAACTAAAAAAGGAAATAGAAAATCTAATAAATTAGGAATTTATAATTTTATTAGATCTTCAGACACAGAAAAAGAGAATATTAACAATACTTTTTTTAATCCACGACCTGGATTAGGTTCAGATATTGAAGGTGTTGTACAAGATTCATTTTATAACTATATGGATCTTTTTACATCTCCACAAACTATGGTGAATGCTGACATTAACAAAAATAGAGGACAAGATTTTCTAAAAGATTCTTTTAATTTTGATTTTGAAAATCTTGAGATTAATAAGCTAACTGACTTTGAATTTACAAATGTCAAAGATCCTTTTCAACCTTTAATGACACTACTTGGCTTTAGTGTCTCCATCAGCGGAATTGGACATGGATTACTCGCCTCAAAAAAAGCAACTTTAAAAATTAAACTTCACGACAAGTCAAGAATCAAAGATTTAGAATCTTTACTTTCGCCCACCCTATTTGCTTCTACAAAATTTATTATAGAATTTGGATGGAGTCATCCAGATGGTGCTGTTGATTCTACCAACACGATAGGAAAATATTTAAATGCGCTTAGAGATACTGGCGTCTATCAACTTGTAAATGCAGATTACAGTTTTGGCAACGATAGCTCAGTCGATATTAATTTAAATTTAGCGTGTAGCGGATTTCAGCAGATGAAATCTATCAGCGCTGCTGGCGGAGTGTACACTGGGTTAGACGCGATCATTGATGACTTAGAAGAGGTGGTCAATGATCTGCTTAATGAAAAACTTCCGGGAGACAAGAAAAGAGGAAAGATAAAGAGAGACATTAGAGGGCAGTTGAAAATTTCTCATTCTGATCTCTCTAAAAACTCAAATTTAGTTCTTTTTGAACAAGTATCTAAATTGAGAAATAAATCAAATGAAATACAAGAAAAGCCTGATATTGGAGCTCAAAAAGATTTTATAAAAGAATTACTAACTTTACTTTACGGTAGCAACGTTCCTGATTTAGACGCATATGTCAACAGTGTGATCAAAAACGCAGAACTTAATAAAGATCAAAGTGCTGCTTTGACTATCTCACAAGAAAAGAAAGAACTTCCTGCTGAGATCATATACGGAAAATTTGAAGCACTTAAGGAGGGAATTGATCCCTTTAGATTTCAAACTTGCTCAAAATATTTTAAAGAAAACATTAAAAAATATTATAGTGATTCAAGCGCAGTTAAAATGATAGGAATAGATGGAACTTATGGTTCGGATAAAAGAAGTCATGTCTCGCTCGGAAAAATTATTTCTTTATTTGTCGGTTATCCGATGGCCACTTCTTATCTTTATGATGAAGTTCAAGTTTTTTTCTATCCTGTCAATCCTCAATCAGCTGCTGCGCGGCGACACACAACTGCTAGCTTTCCAATCAAAATATCAGATCTCAGGGCGGAACTTGATAAGAGAATAAAGGCAGGTGAGTCTGCTTTTAGAGATATGAGCGTTCACTCTTTCTTTTCAATGCTCGAAAGATTAGTTTCAAGTCAAAAATGTACCGCATATGGATTGTTTGGAGGAAATGGAAATAATGTTGACTCATCTTCTAAAAAATTAGAAGATTTCCAAAAGAAAAAAAGAGAAGAAAAATTAGCAGAAGCAAGTGGAGCACTTGACGACGCAGCAAAAAACGCGATTAAAGACAGCATCGAAGAAAAGTTAGATGAAACTAAAACTGAACCTAAAGATAGACAAGTTTTAATAGACAACGAAATCATTTCATCATATGAGTCAAAATTAGGAAAAGAGTTAAAATCAAATATTGATGGTCGATTAAAATCGTGCTACAAGGGTGATGGAATGGGTGGTCAAAACGTTGACGAAGGGAAGTTTATTCCTGTGAACTTGTCGATGTATTTTGAGTCATTTCCAGTTAAAGCTGCGTCGCCTTCTTCAAAGACGGACGGCTTCTTTGGATCGATAGCTAGTTTTTTTAAAAGTTCCACAGACAGGAGATCTATTGAAGATAATGGTATAATATACGACAAGAACATACTCAGAATACACATCTACGATGAAAATACTTCTACTGATCCTAATCTAAGCATTTATGGAACAGATTTTAACTTCGCACCAGAAGCACCACTCAGCCCGGCGGGTACTGCTCCAATAGATCCTAAAAAATATTCTTATCCTCTTCTCAAAAATATTTTGATGAACGCACATCCGACAATCATTCACGGAGCAGCGTCAGGTGTCGTCAACAGCATAAGCCTCTCATCTAACACATCAGGGACATTGTCTAATATTTTAATGGTCGAATCTTACGGTGAAATGCTGAATGATGAGGACAATGCAAATGTGGAAGCCTTTGACCAGACTGTCTTACTGCCTTCAACAATTCAATTGGAATTGATGGGTTTCCCCGGGTTAAGTCGTGGTCAGCAAATTTTTATAGATTTTGGAACTCAGACAAGCTTAGATAATCTTTACGTTGTCAAAACTGTGGATCACTCTGTAAGTCAAGGATCATTTAAAACTTCTGCTGTCTTGGTTGCATCTAATCAGATGGTCATCAATTCATTTAGATCTAAAGTGGAATCTCTATTTACAGAATCTACAGACTCTTAGATTGTAAAATAAGC